ATAATTCCCTTAAACTCATCATCCATAAGATCCTCGGCACGCCTACCTAAGATACCGCGTTGTAGATCCAAAAATTCTTGAATTTGTTTCTCTGGTATGTCTTGAGCCCTAAGAGCACCGACAATTGTGTTCTTCCATGAAGGTGTGAAGGATATAAGTTGAGTTGGATTTCCCTTTTCAAAAAGAACAGAAGCAGCATCAGGTTCAATTCCAAGTCTAGGCACTTCATGCTGAAAGCTAACAGTACTTTGGTCAAATACATGAACCTTAGTTGCTATTCCTGCTTCTTTCTCAACTAGTCCTTTAATTCCACGAGAAGCAGCATAGAGTTTTGTTGCTTCCTCAGCACTCGGGGCCTCAAACTTTAAGATTTCAACTCGGTTTTCATTCATGAATTGTCGAAGAGAAGATACAGTTTCAAATTCGCTAGTGTCAACAACTCCTCTTCTAGCGGATCCTTCTTCTGCTGACCGTATAGCAAACCCGATCTGGTCGGCACTAAGAGTAGCATACTCAGTTAGCTCTCTAAGTTTCTCAGACGAAGAACTAAAGACTTTAGAAAGTGTTCCTACACTAACTTCATTCGTAGATGGAGCAAAGACAATATGTGGCTTGTACGGATTTTTGACTTGTATACGACCAGGAACAACGGCTTCACCAGTTGCCATGTAGGTCTTACCACGATACTCAACTGCTTGTCCCTCATAGAATCTTGTAGCCTGCCACTGAGCAATTTGCTTAGGAGATAGTTTGTCTCTTGGGTCAACAGGATTGTGAATTAAAACATCCTCAGCTTCTCCTCCTAAGATTTTACGTCGTAGAATTTGAGCACCTTCTAACCTATTCTTAGCATAGTTAACAACATCATCTGCATTTTTTAAACCAAAGAGATTGATGGTAGTTTCATGTGTTCTTGCTAAGTCTGAAAGAACCTGCTCAGTTGTTAGCTCAGGATTTCTAAGACCAATAAGCTCATCAATCAATCTTTCTGGACTCTTAGCATCGGTCGGACTTAAAGCATTTTCAATAGATAACTCAGCCGCTCCGACCGGAACGTCAGGATGAGGAGAACCAGTGTCTAATAATTTACCTACTCCCTTAGTCAGTGCTCTACTACGCATAGCTCTTACAAGAAATACACCTTCAATAGCTCCACCAAATCCTGCTCCTATAGCTAGATTCTTTGGAATGTCCTCTAACTTCTCAGAAGTCCCTGCAAACTGAGCAGAACCTGCAATTACGTTACGTAAAAATCCAAAAGCTGCTTTGGATGCAACAGTTTCTCCTGCAACAATTCCAACACCCCCTAGAACTAATCCTGTTACCTTAGCAATAGGAATAAAAGAAATACCAAGCCCGACCATAGAACCTAGAAACTCAGAAACTTGCTCACTAGCTTCATCAATTCTAGGATCAACTTCTGAGTGACCTCGAATGAATGTAATAGGTTCGAGAATTCCTTTCTTCACACCTGCACCAAAAGACCCAATGACACCAATATCTGGACCTTCTGCCTCAGAGAAGCCTACAAGCAACGGAGACTTAGATCCTAAAAATGCGAAAGGATCATCTTTCTCTTGCACAGGAACGGATTCACCCGACCGCTGTGCCTCTAAAGACGCAACAGTTTCTCGACTTACCTTAGTTCTACCGAGAAAAGCAAATGGATCATTGCTTGCCATTTATCTGCCTATTGAATCAGGAGGGACCCTAAAATTATCTAACGAAGCTTGTGCCGTAGGACTAAGTTGATTGTAAATATCATCAGACGAAGGAGGAGTAAATCCTTTGCTTCCAAAGTTAACTAAGAAAGCCCCAAACTTAGTCCCAAGCGCATTTGCAGCATAGTTCATCGCAGGAGGAACACCGCGATCATGTAAAAGAGTTTCAAAGTTACTAGAAAATCCACCAGTTGAGGATTGTTTACTAACTTGCTCTTGCTCTTGCTCTTGTTCCCTCTCGGACATACCAGATGCAATGACAGCTACTAGTTTAATCTGAGCATCTTTTGGAAGCAACTTAAACATAGGACTTGCCTGTAGTTCCTGCAAAGAATTCTCACCATATATAACCATTTGAGCAGCTTGAGTCAAGCGATCAACATACTCTGGCTTTACACCAAAAGTCTCTACCTTTGACCTGAACCCTAACAAAGTAGAAGCCTTTCGTGCTCCAGTAATCTCAACTGGAAGCATAGCACCAGAAACAATCATAGATTGTCCATATGCTTTAAGCATATTAACATCTCTAATTGCTAATTCTTTCTCTTCATCACCACTAGCTACTTTAGCTCGATCAATAGCATCATTTAAAGCAGTACGCCAGCGTGTTAAGTTTAAAAGCATATCGCTTTCATTACCAGTGTTCCTAGCTAAAGTAGAAGCAGCAGCAGCATCTAGTTGTTCATGCTGCATAACATGACCAGGAAAGTTTGGATTAGCAATTCCTGCCGCAGCCATTGCACGAAAATGATTACCTAATGGGGTGTTAGGTAAAGTATTGATATATTCTTCATATGTATCAATAGCCCGAGAAGCCATACCAATGTTTTTTTGTTCGTATAGTCCTTTTAATCTCTCTGTATCTACACGAATTTGAGGTAAACCATCCTTGAGAGCAATAGTTGCGTACTCCGACCGAAGCCCTGCCTCATCAGTATCGGCTTTAAATCCAGCTACTTCTGATCTAGCTTTTAGTGAAGGAAAACCAAGCTTAGTTTGCTCTGCGTAATATTGAGAATCGAGATTGAGCTTAGAGATCTCATTACCAATTTTCTTAGGAATTATTCCAGTTTCTAATATCGTCGTAGCTTCTAATTCAGCAACTTTAGCCGTCCCAATTTCAGCTCCAACCGTTGCTTCGACTCCTTTTCCTTTCCTAAAAGCAACATCCTTTAACTCTGCTGTATCAGGCTGAAACGCATCAGCAATATTGCTTTGTACATACTCCGGTCGGACTTCTAAAGCTCTAGCAAATGCCTCAAGCTGCCCAGCTTCAATAGCTCTACGAGCAGCAGGAGCGAGATTTGCAAGAACTTGGGGATTAGCAGCAAGTTCTTTTTCTCTATTCTTCTTACGATTTACTACATCTAAGACATCCCCAAGTCCCTTTCCAAAAGCTTGTCCTAATGCTCCTTGAGCCGGATCAACGAAAATAGCCATTTTTATCTAACCCCTAAGTTGATTTGGGTTTAGTTGAAAAGGACTGGGGGAAACATTAGAGAAAGCTCCAAATGGAGCAGAAGAACCAGTACCACCAGAGGAAAAGAGATCAAATTGAGGAGTAACTCTAGCATTAGCCGCACCTCCAGATGTTACAGCCTGAGCAACTTTACCGGAGTTTTGAAGTAACCCAGACAAAATTTGATCCCCAATCCCAGGACTAACAATCAACTCCTCCGGGAGAATCCCCATTTGGGCAAAGCGTGAGAACAAATCAACATTACCTTGTCCAAGGTTCTGTAAAAGATTAATTGTATTTAAGAGTTGACCAGCATCAAATTGAGCTTGATTCGTTCTAATCCCACCAATAGTCTGATCGAGATTAGATGCAACATCTCCTCTCAACCTAGCTTCTCCTAATGCCCCAGCCGACCCGAACCTATTACCAGCAGCGCCAAATCCTTCTCTAAGATCCGCTGCCTGTCGGTTAGTCCTAGTTTCACTTCCTTTTGTAAGAGAAGAAATCAATTGAGAAGTTTGATTGCTGTCTTGACCAGAACTAACTCGCTCTTGAATACTATTCAAATACTGCTCTAATGCCGTCCCAGCATGACGTTGTAGAGGACCAGCACCTTGGCCAAAAGATCCCTCAGCAATCTGACCCTGTAGAATTTTTAAAAAATCATTCCCTAATGGAGTGGCCTGACTCCTCTGCTCCTCTCTTTGTACTCTCGGTCCCATCTTTACCTCCTAAGTATGACCCACCACATTTGAAACAAACTTGTTCGATTGACTTTCTACCTAACTCAAAAGATTCTCCACGAAGTATTGAGTAGGTATTAACGTCAAACCACTTACCCTTGTAAAGAATCTCCTTCCTAAGTCTTCCTTCTCGTACAAATCCAATACGTTCAACTGCTTGGAGAGTATGATTAGCATATACTGGAACTTGAACTGAGATTTTCTCTAACTCATATTCTTCTATTACATACTCTATCATTTCTCGGCACAAAGCTTCACGCCCTGAAAATCTACGATCCCAAAACGCGAAGTGAGCCATACCTGAATGACTAATTCGTATATCATTTAGTAGAAAGATTCCTACATCATCAACCTCCCATATCAGGCCGGTCGGTACTAATTCATTTCCAGCTTGTCTAACGAAATGATCGACAAAGGCAGCAAAATCTCCCCGTACGAAGTCATTAAATAGAACATCAAAATCCTTTAGCTTCATCCAGAAAAACTTCAACTTCTCTATCGTTAGATGACAGAGCCTTACAGAACGAATAATCTCACCGTCAGGCTCGCTACATCTGACTTCACGTATAACTTGTCCCGTGTCCATGCTGTTGCTCCATCAAAGAGACTTCCAGCTTTGTCTTGTTTAAGAATGAAATACCCAATTGGAACGTAGCCTAAGTCATGAATTACTGTAGATTCTGTATCAGGTGTAGCATCGGTGGTATGTTCAACAAACCCACCTTTGACATTATCCTGTAAAGTCAAGCCATGATTTAAAGCTAGTGCTACTTTTGCTTGAAAATCCTTGTCATTAGCCCCTATCATCTATGCTGTCCTTTGATTTGAACTCTAAGCCAATAAGACTCAAGCGCAAAATCACCTTCTGATACTTGAAGTCTAAGCCAAAGATTTTCTCCGGTAATTCTCTGTCTCCGATACCGAAGTGGTTGCATTGTAACCGAGGCTAAAACTTCCTTAGTTAACTCATTTCTCCATGTGGATGCATCGACAGAAACAGAGATTATTACACTACAACCAGTAAGAGATTCAACTTGTGCTCCAAAATCTTGTAGAACAATTCGTTTGCTCGCTTGACCGAAGTTAGGAAATTGAATGTCCGCTACGTAATCAGTACCATCGTAGTCTAATGTTACAAGATCGTTTGTGTAGAATACCTTCTTATTTGTTCCTTCGAAAAGTCCAGTGATAGTTTCAGTACTATCATCGACTAATTCATTAATATATCCCACTTGTGCATCAATCGTTCCGACCAGATCATTGATAAAAAGCAACGATGTACCAGTAGTTGCCCATGCCATTGCAGTGATTTCTGGCCCTTCATCATAAGTCCAAGCATCGTTCCTACGAGAGTAAACCCAAATTTTACGCATAGTAGGAGAGAATTTATAATAAGCCTCCCCTAAATGATATTCGTCATGTTCTTTGTCATATGTAGCTTGTGTATATCTAAGTTCTTGAAGGTCCCGGAAAAGCTTATGTCGAATTCTAGGGGCTGTAAGTTCTTGTGGTACTGATCCAATAGGATAGAAATAAATAGCCCTTCGCTCATAGTTGGCAAAAATCACTCCGCCGGGAACAGGAACAATGGTATGTGGCATATCACAGCCAAATCCATTAAATGCTCGTTCAAATCTAAAAGGATTATCAGAGAATGGTTGACGATAAGCAAGCCAGATGCTTTCTTTTTTAATAATAATTAAGACATTTTCGTGCCCAAAATGACCGACGATTTCATCATTTAGATTGAGAGCACCACTAACCAACGGCTCATTTCCAGATCCAACACCAGTCCAATCAGTAGGATCCCCGTTAACTGGCCATTGTTCAGTATAAGGGCCACCAGGAATATTACCAGCAATGATGCGTTCTGCAAACGTTGTGAGGTACTTAGCAACTGGAGCATCAACCATTGGGTCGGCTGTGTGATTAGTAAAATCAACCTTACGAATAGCCGACTCACCGTTTGCTAAGAAAAGATAGTCTCCAAAAGAAGCAGTACTGAATCTTTCAGAAAACGAACCAATTGCATAATCTACCCAAGCTCCATTTCCGTTGTCTACTGAGATCCGAGCCTTCGTGATCCTGACTAACTTACTAAAATTCTCGTTCTCAAAAGGAATGAGATTCAAGATTACTTCATCTTCTACATCCCCTCCATACTGTGTAGTACCTTCCCTTCTTCTAAGCTTTCCGTCTCTGATTCTAATATTAGAACCAAGATAAAGACCACCCTTTGGTTGCTTAGTACGGGGTGTATCAGGATGCATACCATTGGTTACATCAAGTACTTCAATATAACCTTCTGGATCAATCTCATAACTATACCCATGTCTGAGCCCTTTGTCTTTCTCAAGATGCTCAATTGTATCACGTTCGAGAGGCATTGTTATGACAACCGAATAAGAGACATAAAGGTAATAGTAGGACCAAGATTGACTGCAGCCCCAGAATTTTGATGAACTCTAGCAGTAATAATGTCGGCTGCAGTTAATAACTGAACAATTGAGACAGAACAGAATGAACCATCGCTTGATTGATTACCACCAAGATTAACACCATTTGAAAGAATATAACAATAGTAATTATTACCACCAGTAACTGCAAGTGCTGTATTAAGAGCGACTAAATACGTTCCTGTTTCCTGCACTACAATATTAGTAGGTGCTCCTATTACCCAAAGAGCAGCATCAGAAATCTCGACAGTAGCGTCCCAAGAAATAGTAGTCGGGGTCGCATCAACAAGACTCTGCGCTGCCGTCTTATTAACAATAACCCTAGACTTATTGTAGATATCATTTAGTATACTAGATCCTGACCCACCAACATCTACCCAAGTCGGAGTACCTCCGATATCTGTACCTGTGTAAAGGATCTTGACAGTCTCATCGTAAAAGAGTTGTCCATCAAAAGTCGGAGCAGTAGGCTTCTCTCCGGTCGGCCCAGATGCCATGATTCCGGTCGGAGGCTTCGGGTCAATTGCATCATTAGCCCAATCAGGAAACATATCTTCAAGTCTTTCTCTAGTTGCAACCTTATCATTCTGAATATGTATGTCTATGTCACTAGCTAACACAGACGCGCCATCTGGTGCTGTTTCATCCCAATCAACAGAATATGCCATTAGTAAGTCTCCAATGAGAGATTATTAAGTTTTGCTTCGTAGACTATGACTTCACCTAAAAGAACTGGATTGTAGAGATCAGTAAAATCTACAATAGCAAGAACTGGAAGCTCTGCTGCATTTTTATATAAGAAGATTACTTTACGTGAAGTTCCTGAAACTTTTACTCCATAGATCCCCCTAGCAACAGAATAATTACTCAGAAGTACGGCAGAAGAAGGATCACTTACATCATACACACGAATACCCCAATCAGAAGTACCAATTCCAGTGTTAGCATAGGCAAAGAATAAATAACTACCTGAATCGTCCAATGCCGCACCACCAAATGATACTCCTTGTAATGGCAAGCTAGTATAACTTCCAATTCTAGGCTCTCCATTTGTAGTCAATACCTTACAAATTCTAGGAGGACTAAAACCAACAGCTACCCCTGTATCAGTACCTCGAATGTGGTAGATTCTTCCCTCCCCAACTCTCTTTGACACAGAACGATCCCCAAGGGAGCGCGTTGTGGTCGGTGATGATATTGTACTAATGTCAATTACAAGAATCCCACCAATATCTGAGTGCCTGCCAACAACGACAGTAGATCCAGTCATTGTCATAGCAAACCTACGATCCCTAGAAAGCTCAGTGTCTGGATTATAAGTCTCTGTTATAAAAATAGGAGCAGAGAAGAAGTGAAAATCAATTACCTGCCCACCATAAAATCCAAGCTGAGTTGTTGGGTTAAAAGCCCAACTATATTGCTGTCCAAATGGCTTTGCAACTTGAGAAGCAATGGAAATAGATCCAATAGTTGTCGCATTAACAACCATGACAGCAGGAATTGACGAGGTTGGAGTATTCTGTCCAACTACAACATAATCTTTTCCTGCATATGTAACTCCATAAGCCTCAAGATTACCAACTGCCAATAACGAAACTGTACTTTGTTCAACAATTGGAGAACCAAGAGAGTAGCCAATAGCGTTCTTGTTAGAATCAAATGCAACAGCTTTTCCATTAACAATAGCACCAGATGTAATATTACGTCCAGTAACTAAACTAGCTGTAACACTTACCGCAGTCGGCACTGTGATATTAAGTCTAACTAATGTTGACCCAAAAATCACTAACTCAGAAGCAGAGACGCTCCCAATTGCAACACCCTCAACATCATAAGTATCTGCTATTGTAGGAGAAGTTGGATCACTAATATCAATAACAAGGAGTCCAGGAACACTTGCTGTACTTAAACTAAATAAGCAATATACATAATTTCCAGACTTCAATAGCTTAACTTTATAACCTTCTCTTGAACCAACATCAAGATAACCAACGAAGTCCATAGTATCAACGCCATACTTAAATACTGCAAATCCACCTCCACCGTAATCATTCCAAACGTAAGCATAAGTACTATCAATAGTAATTGCTTTGCAGTTAATAAGCTCTAATGGTCTAGTCCAACCAGTACGTAAATGTGTAGTTTGACTTACTAATCCAGGACCATCGTGCTCAATAATTATATAATTATCAGTAACACCTAATACCTTTTGCCCACCAATATCATCGTTAAAATACGATGGTCCAATATTAGTTACAGATGTAATGCTTGGAGCAGCAGGAGTACTTACATCTATCTCTACAATAGAATTCTCTACCATTGTCCATAATTTTTCATCAATCTTTGATGCAACAAGACCTCGTGCATTTGCTAATGACGAAGAACTAAGTGTTCCGGCAAGAGCAAATGTACTGCCATTTGTATAAAGCTTTAGTACACCATCATTTAAGATAGCTAAACGTCCACTGTGCGTAAAAATAGAATAAGGACCTAACCCAACTGTATCAAAAAGATCTGTTTCTCGAACAGTTACATCAGCAGTAGGATTCTCATAATCATCTAAACCACAAATAACAGCTACACCAAAAGGAGTCTTAGTACCACTAACTACAGCCAAATTAGCATCAACTGGAATCGGAGCAGTACCACCACCTACCTCTGAACCCATTCTAAATGTCTTTGGTCCACGAGCACAACCAATATTATCTGCATCTTCTGGGGAACCTCCAGTATCAATTAAGGTTAAAGCTAAATCACTTGATACATCAATAGATTGTATAGAGGCACCAGAAGTTAAAGCTATTAAATATGGATCAAGATCGCGGTCGGATTCAACATAATGTAGACGATCTCCATAATAATCATTAATAACAATAGAGTCTAAATTATAGTTACTACTAAGTAACACTAGATTATCACGATCTGTTACATCACATACAGCAATAGCAGCACCTGATCCATTTGTACTAATATGAATATAGGCTCTAGTATTGTCTGTACTAATTGCAATTGATCCAGGTTCAGCTGAAACGTTGATTGCTCCAAGATCTAATGTATCTCGAATAGTTAATAAAGTAGGTGTAGTAATATCAATTGAGTATAAATATCTATGTGTAGTAGGTGCAGCTGTAACTAACAATGTAGCTGCATTTAATCTACGAAGTCTTATTCCAGCAGGAGTTCCACCAGATAAAAGAAGAGTACTTTGATAAGTAACAGTAACACCATCGGCACTAACAGAAGCGGAATGTATAACTGGACTTACAGTCGAATTATACCCACCAACAAAGACGTAGGATTCATCATGCGAAACTTCTAAACCAAAAATCCTATGGGAAGATCCCCAATCAGGTAAATTCGTCTTACTTATTAATACAGGAACAGATGTTGGATTACTAACATCGTAAATAGCTAAACCGTTCTTAAGTTGATCTATGAAATGATAAGCAATGTAAATTCTTTTAGTAATGTCAGAATAAAAACATGAGCTAAAACATTCAATTCGATCGTTTCCAGTACCAATTCCACCAAGCTCTGTATGAATGTTTTTTTCATAACTCTTAACTGGAACACTAGGATTAGTCATATCCCAATGAACAAGAATCATGTCATACTGCCCAGAGGAACTCTGTTGATTAAGATGCCAACAATTCAACCCATCCTCAGACACCATTAAGTTTCCAACTTTAATCTTCGCAGATCCCCAATCCCAGGTTGTATTGTCAAAAATTACTCCCGTACCCGCCATCATTCCAGGATCATCTGGATCACAAAGAGTTACACTAAATTGATTAGGACTATCAACTATCTCACCTATAGCAAAGAAATTAACTTCGGCCGCAAGTGTTTGTGTAGGAGGATCATGCGGAATATCTGTACCTGGATCAGTTGGAGGATCAATACCTTCATCTACATCCTCCGGGTCAGTAATAACAGGAGGATCGACAGAAGTATCCGCAGGAATTTCATCAATAACTGTATTTCCATCACAAGCAATTTTGTTCAATGCAGGACTGGAAGTACAATCAGTTGGAGTGAAATCAGTCATTTGGATCATCCCAAAGAACACTTAAACGGGCGTAGCGATTATCTTCGTCTTTCTTTGCAACCAGAGGCACAGCTTGACGAATACCACCAGTCTGAAAGTTAGAAGCTTGTTGGGCTCGTTGATAATCCTCATTAAAGTACTGCCCTCTCCAAATTGCTCCTTGTAACACAAGCTCATCCCAATTTCTAGGTAAGCTAGTTGTCTCAGCAGAACCCTCTAATAAAGAAGCAACACCTTGCCAAATATTAAGCTCTACAACGTAAGTTGCATCGGGGTCGGTATTAAAGAAAATACAATCAGCTTCTCTCATATACTTAGTTGGTTGTGCCCTAGTATTAGTACTCAACACAACATTCTCATCATACCAATCACGAGTCATTTGTGTCAACTTTGTTCTTTGACTCGTAATACTGTCAATAATAGCAACCGACCGGACTATATTTGGATCAGAAAGAGGAGCAAGAGAATACGTACTTTGTCCAATCGTCATTGTAAAGCGATACTTAGATTTCTTAGATTCAAATGGAAAGCGATCCTCAATCTCCCAAAGACTCATATTTAATAATTCATCGACATCAGTATCTGGAAGCTCTGTAACGTCTTGACCACCCAAACCTTTCCTTACCCATTTCCGCATCTGCTCAAGATCAAGACTCATTATTCCTCCCACATACCAAGGGCTTGTTTAGTCATTCGTTCTTCATCTTCATGTAGCTTTTGAAGTTCTAAGTTAATTTTCCTAGTACTAAGTGTAGAAAAATACCAATCAGAAATCTCACTTGCAAGTACCTTAATCATAGAACCATCCTTACAAGTTATCTCAATTATAGAGTCTTTAGTTTTGCCAGATGTCAAGTAAGATTCAACTTGAGAGTCAATACGAGGCTCATCTTCTGGAATTACCCGATAGTAGTCGCCGTTACTTAGATTAACTTGAACATAACTTCCAAGTTCTATCATGACTCTACCTCTTCAAAGTGACCAAGATCATCAAACTTCTGATCGAATAAATCCCAATCTCCATCCCAATCTCCACCCCAACGAAGCTCGACCCTTAATACCCAAGCTATAGCAATAATAATACCAGCTAGGAGGTAGAATCTAGCTATAGCCTTGGGTCGGTTCGACCAATCAATTGGATAAGGTGCAATATCTACTGCCCTAGAAGGCATGACATTATGTTTTCCTTCCGGCCACTTCTTAGTTGATTTTCCCTTGGCAAAAGCCTTGTTTTGATTCGCTTCATTACGAAATCCACAAATTACTGAGAAATCTATGAGCTTAATCGCAACACTCATTACTTTCTGTATATTAAACGTACATGTATCTAATTGCTTCTGTGAGTCCCTACCAAAGCTATACATGATTTACCTGCCTTGCATCAAGGTGAACCTCATTAGTAGCCTCCTCAATGATCGCCCGCACATGAGAAGGACCTATAATTCTAACTGATTCGCTTAATTCCAAAAGTTCACCATTGTCTAATACAAGTGATATTTTGGAGAATGGAGGAGGCTCAACTAGCCATTCCCCTTCCTCCAAATAAACTCTAGGACCCTCAAAAGGAGCAGTCCCTCCAGCTAAAAGGACTTTCTTCTTCATAATCCTATCTTACCTTTCGGCCCAAACGCCGATGTAGTCAATACGATTAACGAACGTTCCAGTAGCAGAACCGGACATAGCGAAGAAAGCCGGAGCCATATTCGCTGTAGGAATATTCGTTGTGATTAATGCAACTTCTTGACGATTTACGTAGAACCAAATATGAGTCGTACTATACAGCCTAAACCCAAGCTTGACCCAAGTTGCATCAACAGCGTCTTCCTGAGAATCAACAGAAGTCTCAGTGTCATCCTTCTCAGACTTAGCAAGCAGAGAAGCAGCACCTTCTGCAATCTGAAATCCGATTCGATTAGACGACGTAAGACATGCTTCGGGATTGGTTGCAAAATTCTCACACAATCCTACAAACATATCACAATCATCTACATCATGCAGCTTAACGTAAGCTTCAAACCAAAGACTCTTTCCTGTCTGTGCAGCAAAAACCTCATTCCCCTGAATAGACGCACCATCATTGTCCGTCGTAGCAGTTGAAGTAAGGTCTAATACACCATGCTGAATATCTGCTTCAATACCGACAGCAGCACCAGCATCCTTGACAACAGTCCAGTCATTCGTCTGATCGTCGTCAACCATAACGAAGTCATCAAACAAAGTTACATAGTCTGGATTGTTTTGCACCGGAAGATCCCGAAACCATTCCCGGTCAACATCAATACCGGAATCGAGAAGGGGACCAGAATAGTGAGAACTCATCTTTATCCCCTCCCTTTAAGCTGCGTCAGAGCCAATCCAACCACGGGCATCGTAGAAGTAATTAAGGAACCTCTGACGAGACACGAAGTAAGATGTGCGAGTAGAAGCCTCATACCAATCCTCAAACTGAGGCTTGACCTTCCAAAGACAATGAGCATCATGGATCGTACTATCCCGAGCAAACCAATCCTTACCAGACTGATCCTTATAGTGAGAGACAGTATAACCAAGCTGACGCTTACGCCGCGTAGCATTGACATTACGATCCGCAGTGAAGGGCTGATTCTCATTCTGCGTAAGCTGAATCGCCATCCACTCATTCGCAATATTGATAATTAAGTGGTCAATCCGCACAGGAATGGGATCGCCACGGTTATCAACAGTCTGCTCACCAAGCTCAAACGCAGCTTGTAATCCAGCCACCCCAAGTTGAAGGTTGCCAGAAATTTGATTAGACCAAGTACCTGCGGATGAAATCAAAGTGTGAGTAGTAGAACAAAGAGCTTCGCCACCAAATCCAGTAAACACAGAGCCAGTAAAAGCATCGTCTAAGAAATCAGCAGCACCATACTCTTGGGTTAATCTCGTAGAACGACCAAGCCACTTAGCACTTTGATTGGCCTTTCCATAAAGATCATCCTCCATCTGTTCCTTCGTCACACCAAAACCCAATCCATACTGAGCATCGGTCTTAGTGATCTTCGGGGCGAGTTCAGCGTCAACGAAGGTGTAGCTCTCACCTTCACCAAGCACAACCTGGCGAGGAAGCCCACTCATCGAAGTCATTTCGATCTCAGCTCGATCCATCGTACCGATTCTGAGGATTTTAGAATACTCCTCATCAAAGCTCTGATAAGAATCTCGGAAATCCCTCCGCAGTCCAGGCCGCAGAAGGTGATTAAATGCGCCACGAGTGTGCATTTGCTATACCTCCTTATTGGCCAATGACGGAAGGAATAACCTTGAAGAGAACCGCGTTCAGCTCAGTGAAAACCTTAGTCACAAAAACATGAACGTTAGTTGTATCCTCTTCATCGACATACCACTCACCAGCGGTCGGCTCGATAAGGCCAAAATCATTGCCTTCATGTGTCCCGGCCGCAGCAGTAGCAACAGCAACTCCACTTACATCATAGACCTGTGCGAGAAATTCTTGATCCGCTGTGGCAATAGCTACAGGAATTGTCGTTCCAAACGATGGAGTACCGGCAACAACAGCAGCCATTGCAAATCCTACAAGGCCCGTGACAGTAGTACCACCAGTAAAGGCTTCGATCAATTCAGGATCAGCAGAACTTCGCTGAACAGGCTCACCAATTGCAATCGCAGCAGCAGACGTAGGAGTCATTTGTGCAACTACAACTTGCTGTCCAGCCTTGCGCGCAGGCTGAATTCTAATCAGCCCCATGTTATAATTCCTTTATAGTTAAAGTTCGACAACAGGAACAGTCCAATGTGAAGTCTCGGACTGTGCTCGCTTTGATTCAGATTGACGACGCCTACGCTCAATCCGTTCAAGCTTTACTAATTTGTTCGCAATGTAAATTTCTTCTGGTATAACCATGAGAATGGTATCACCCATGCGAACCCTTCTATCCGCCGTACCAGTCGGCGTCTTCTTGGAAGCCTTTTCATCAAGAAAAACTTCCCATCCCAAGGCTTCGGCCCGAGAAATCTCAAGATCAGACTCAAGCATAAATTCACCAACGAATCCCTTGGGAACTAATTTCAAGAGTCTTTCGATTCCATCTAAAACCGGGCCTCTTGAAAGAATTTCTACTGACTTTGCTTTTGCTTCTCTAATGCGCTCTAGCTTATCTACAACTTGTTGATTAGTAAGAGACTTTGAATCAATTCCAAATTTCTGCAAGAACTTTCGACCAGCTTGAACCTGATCTCCTGCATAAACAGGAATTTCTGATGTCTCCAGCTCCAGAACACCAGAATCCATTGAAACGTCAGCTAACGTAGACATTATTGAGTTACTCCAAGCTTAGAAGTTGCAACATCACGTTCATCCACTTCAAGCCAGTTTAAATACTCTTCATCTGACTTAAATCCTTGCATCCTAGATACTGCCTTTTCACTTTCAGTTAAAGCTCGAAGCTTAGACTTTCCTCCATCCTGTGGATGAATTGGCTGCCTAGAAGCAGAATGCTGTGGAGGAGCAGGACGAGAAGAAGAAGGAGAAGGAGAAGACACAGGAATTCCTGTAGAATGAGAAGCAGTAGAATCTATACCAATCGAATCACGAGCATCGAGATAGAACAATCTAATAGTACCAGCATTAGGCTCCGTGATTCCGTGTTTGACAATCTGTGTTTCAATGTAATCTCTGTATTGATCTAAGTCTGAATAACGCTCACGAACAGTCGCCCAGGCGTTATTTACCTTAGTAACAGCAACATCTTCACGAAAAGGTTGAATGATTTCATTCAAATGATTAGTTAACTTACTAAGCAACTTCTCATCCCTTGCAGCCAATACCTTTCCTGGATCTGCAAAGAATTGTTCAGGAGTAATATCAGGCTCGGGCTGAGAAGGAATAGCAGGTGCAGCAGGAGCATTTGTGTTTCTAGCTACATCATTTAATGCTCTTCCTTGCTCTCTGACAGTCGCCTCCATAGTTGCGTATCGCTGTGCAACCTCTTGTGGAGTCAAACCATCCAATCCTGGAATACCCGCAAACGGACTTTCAATACCCGTAGGCGAATGGTCCTGGTCCGTCAGTTCCTGATTCGATTGGTCCTGCGGAGGATCGTCTGTGTGCGTCTCTCCGTCTCCTGACATGCCTGGATCTTCCTTCCGATCCTGCAAGATTGTCCGTGGATAAATCTTCTGATTCCTCATGGCTAACTTCCTCTCGACTAGAGATTTGATAGATAACATCTAAGGCTTGTCTAAAGCCCACTCCGATCTTTACCCGAGCCAGGGCTTCTTCTCCTGTAGAAGAATTCTCCTGATCTGCGAGTAAACTTGAATATTGCTCCTCTAAGAGCAATATTAAAATCTTAAACCCTTCTGATTTAATTGTCTTATTTAATTCTTGAAGATCAGCTTCCTCCAACTCCACTAGAAAGTCTTGGAGTGGAAGATGCTCCAGAAGCTCCTGCGTTCTCGGGTTCATTTTGCTGACTAGCCCCACCAGTTAAAGTAAATTCCTCTGCATCTGGTATTCCAAAGGTTTCAGCGAGTCTAGTTAGCACAGCATCAGATGTAATCAATGCTCTCTGTGCAATGGTCGCCAAGATAGTAGGATCGCCAGTAATTTGAGCAAAGATTTGTGCGAACTGAGCAGCTTCTCTATAGTAACTAGTAAGAACTTGGAAGAGAGTAAGCCATTGTCTTTGCTCAACATCCTTATTTGTAATTGAATCAGTAACTGTTAGTTTAATAATCGCACCCTTTCGTACAAGGATGGAGGGCATATTTAAAACTTTCTCTATCTCTACACCATCATCCCCTACTACTAACCAATGTATTTGCTGCGTACCAAAAAGCTGCATATTAGTGACAACATCATAACCAATTAAGCTAGAGAATCTCTTTACATTCTTGAGAACAAGGTCAAATCTTTTATTCCCTTCTGCCAATCGCGAGAGATCCGAAGTTGCAGTTCCAGGAGTTCCTTCTTGGGGGAGCCCAAGGATAGCTTCATTTGCACCCGTTCTCTTTTCAAAGTATCGTACAATGCTTTCCTCATTGTTGTAAGAAGAGGGATAGACTTCGGATAGTTTAAACTCCTTAATATCATTTTGGACATTATCAACAAACCACATTTTTCCAGGGAATAGAGGTTCTCCATCACCATATCCGAGACCTTTTCTAATAACAATCTGTGCCATATTAGCCAGCGTTGCATTGTCCAAACGCTGACGATGGATCGTTGTTGCCTCTTCTTGGAATTGCTCCGTTTGCTTACAGATCCCAATACCAACCCAAATTCCTTCAACTGGAATATATCGACAAGTTCTATAGGGCCTATGTAAATCATCGTACCAATTATAACGAATAGAAAGAATTGTTCTAGTTTCCTTGTGGTAATCTAAAACAATTTCTTCATCCCATCCATCGCCATCTACATCAAATGAAACCCAAAGCTCATGGACGTTGAATATAGAAGTCCAAAGAGGCTCTGCATTTGAATGTTTATTAATTGTCTCTTGTACTTCATTTACATCATTAACCGACCCAGGTTGATTCTTTAATACCCAAGTGTGCCGGATCTTCTCAATTGCCGACCCAAGCATTCTACCAGATTGAGCCATTCTTTTAAGCTGACTCCAAGTAAACTCGTGCTTCTCTCCTACAAGTTGTGCTAGCTGAGGATCAAGGTCGGCAAAGCGCATTACGAAGTTACCAAGGGGAACTCTCTCTACAACCCCACCGTTTCGGATTGTAGCATAGACCTCCTCCTCAGCATCCCCTACTTTCTTCAAGCCCTTCTTAATAATCTTCTCATATCCAGTCTTTGCAACAGCCGTCCCGAGCTTACAAAACTCTAAAAGCCATTCATTATAGAACTCATAGAGCCTCAGACCATCAGGAGCTTCTACTTCTGACTGTAAAAACTCCTCAAGAGGCTTTGCAGTCGTCCTCCACTCCTTGGATTTCGCCCTAATACTCCAAAATGGCTCTACGGCGAATAAAGTATTCATAAATCTTGCTTGAATTGCCTCTACAGCAATAGCAGCAAGAGGAATTACTACATTCGCAGCCCTTTTGAAGGGGAAATTCCGTTCTTTTGTAGCCGGAGCAGCCCAATAGAGTGTTTGATAACGCTTCCAATCCTCCATCATGGGCTGACGTTCTGTATAAAAAGCATTTAGCTCTTCGTCAATCCAAGTCTTTAACCTATCTTCAACATCTACATCTAAATTAAGCATCCGAGGCCAATTGCCTTTGGTGTCAGCATCTGTATTTGGCTTAACTCCACCATCTACAGGTGCATCTCCACGGAATGCTGGATCTTGGTATAAGGCTAAAGAGGACATTTAGTGTCTATTTGAGGGAATTCCAAGCTTTCTGAGCCTTCTAAATTAAAATAAAGAGCCTTTCTCGTACTATTTCCTAGAAGCTCCGTCTTTAGTTCCAACTCCTCCGACCCGATCATGGTTAGTACGAGCAAAGTAAAAGCCAAGCACCAAAAAGATCATACTGCTTAGTGTAGTTGGGAGATTCAAAGTTTCATCTTCTGCGTACATAGCGTGATAAATCATAATAAAGACTCCCGCTCCGACCGACAGCAATGCAATTATGCTTTGAGTTACCTCCCAAATCAAATTAATATGACGCTGACCTGCGGTTTTTAGGGAGTATTCCTCTTCACTAGGATTTGACATTCCTATTTCTCCTTTTCATTACAACGAATTGGATTAGTCCCTTCAAATTGTGTAGTCAGCAAACATACTAATATTGAAATTCGTTGATCGGTTTGATTCATTTGTGCAGATAATTGAGTCATACTTAAATTAAGTTTTGCGTCAATAGAATCTTGACGAATATTTGTTATTCTATTTGCCTCTATCATTGCAGGAACATTTGATAATCCAGCCAAACTTGAACCAAAAAAAGAACCTGAAATAAAAATTGTTACAATAACTAAAAGAACTTGATAGATTAGAGGAATTTTCTCGAATATTTTAATTGGATTCATTCGTTTAATATCCAGTTAGAATCGAACGTTCGGCTAAGAGATTGTTAACTAACTGTGTAGTTTGCTCAATTGACCTAGTATCCATTCCTGATTTCCAAAATTCTGGACCCTGAGCAAGGGAGTCTAGCAGATGCTGACTTTGACCCATAGGAAATTGCTCATACTCATCTCGGAAATCATGCATATTCTCGTGAACATACACTTGACCAGCAGAGAAAAAGTGTGCTAATCCTCTAATACGAGCTTCTTTTGATCTTTTTGACCCAGGCTTATACGGAGTTATAGGAAGATTGACTCTACTTTTAGCAGATTCCCGCTCAATCCAATAACGATAAATGCCAGAGAAATTAACTTCTTCAATCGCAAAGACCCTTGGACGATACTTCATGTAAAGCCTAAACGCATTATCGACAAATTCAGGAGGACGAAGGCGCTTTTTGATAGTCTCCAAGAGGTATATGTTAGACTCTTTATCGACCCCAGTAACAACGATACCAGTCTCATCAGCTTGATTCGATTCTCCCATCGAAGGATCGCAGAAGATGTAAATTGCAAGGTCCCGTAAAAGAACCTTACGCATCGGTCGGTTAGGATCTCCAGTATCTACACTTATGTTACCATTAAAGTCTACTTTATAATACTTGAGAGGCCAGATAAATTCTGTAAGCCCTGCCTCCATTGGGTTATTAGCATATTGAGAAGCCCAAACGAATGAGTTCTTTCTAAGAATATTCAGCTTTCCATGAGAGAATCCAGAAAGATATTGTTTCTTCTCATTGTATTGAATTGGAAAGACAGGTTCTCCATGCTCAATGGCTCCACGGGCATAAACTCGAAGAAGCCCGTTAGAGTGATCTTCTAAATCTTTCTTAGACAAACAGTTCGTAACAGAATTTCGATACCTAAGCTTACGTCCATTTGATTCAACTAATGTACTTCCTGTATCTATTCCATAGATCTTTATGGCATGAGAGTAAATGTCTGAGAAAGCCCAGCGCGTTCCAATCAAATCCCAACCATCAATTTCAAGATCCGTCAACAATGAACCAATGTTATCAAACCAATTATTAATCCTATTCATTACTGTCTCAGAATTTGCTGCGTCCTCTCCAACTAAGTCATCTAACTTGAGCCAATGATAGTGTCCTGATTGAGCTGCACCACCAGCACCAATTGTTGAGAAAGTTGCATGTCTATGCTGATCTTCACGAGGAAGTTCTAATTCCCATTTATTAATCCTCTGGACTCTCTTCGATGGAATACATTCAGGAAATAGCGCAAGCATTGTTTCGTTCTTTGTAAATGCTGATGCGATTTCAAACAAGAACTCAGATGCTTTCTCTCGAACTTCGTGTGCGATGAGGAGCTTTAAATTTGGGCCATGAGCATAAGGATGAGCTTGTAAGACATCACCCACGTTAGGCAGGGCCATTTGGATAGAGTCTGTTATTGTATTTAACGTACTCTTATAATGACCTCTTGCAAAAAGCGTTAGACGATATTGCTGTCCCCTCTGTCGCTCAAGCCATTGTGTGTAATGCCCATGAAAGACTGGATGGAGCTTTTTGTATCCTAAAATAGAGGCGAGGAAATAAGTATCATACTTCATTCTGCGACGAAGATGCTCAATGGAGTTTGAATCAAGATCCTCGTATTTCTTCTCAGCCGACTGACGCCGATCAACTAAATCTTGCTCGTCAACTAATGCATCGAAATCTTCATCAGTATGTTCAATAAAGTCTGTCATTCAATAACTTCAAAAGAAGCCTCTTCAATTGCCTCTGAGTCATTGTCTCCTGTATGAAGACTCTTTGCTTCATTTGCACGCTCTAGTGCATTGGTGAATTTTTCTAATAAGCTCACAGAGACTTTCTGCTCGTGGTTTACTGCGCTTGGGTCGGCTCCATTCAAGAAACCCTTGCCTTTCATAATCTCTAAGGCAACTTTATCTTGATGCTTCTTTGCGTCAGTTCCTGGAATGAAATCCTGTTCTAAAGTCTCGGAAACTCTATTAACACTAATTTCAGTGAGTTTAAGTAACTTATCACTAACATCCGACCCGAATCGCTCTCGGATCCTATCCATCTGAGAAGCAATAAGGGCCTGAGCCTGTGGCGTTTGAAGAATTTGATAAATTCTCTCAGGAGTCATTCTCGTATAGTTAGCAATAGCTATATTATTCCATCCTCCGAGATGGAGCATTACGACATTCTCGTGACGAGGCTTCCAATTCTTTAACGCAGGTACAGAAGACATTCTTTCTTTCTCATCTTTTCGTTATTTTTCAACCTAAGCACATTCAAGCTCATCTTTCCTTTTAACTGCATCTTTAATTTTGTTAATCAATACTAAATACTCATCCGCAACTCCAACTGCAACGTTCTTTGACCATTCCTTAACACGAAATTGAAGAAGATTCCACTCAGCTTCTTCAAGAGAAAGAACTACTTCTTTTTCATCTAACTCACGAGCTGGAAGAACGAAGTTTTCTCGTTCCTCCTCTGTCTGAGCTAATTCATGACTAATACCCTTTAACTTTTTAAGAATCTCAACAATAGTATCAAGATTCCCTACATCCCCAATTGGAGATCGAGAAAGAGCGAACCAAAGAAAGAGCTTAAACTCTCGGGCGGTAATTGTGACATCACGCATAAAATGTTTCCTATAACGACGGTTAAAAGAACGTTGAAATGACATTAACTATGCTAAACATAAAAATATAAGCGAGGCTTACGGTGCGATACTGCCCTGAGCCTTAATGAGTAGGGCGTCGAGAAAACTCTTGATAGCCGTAACCTGTGCGGCGGTCAGGTGCGGGGTGAGGTTGCCGTTCCTCACGTCTACGGGAGTGCCAGTCGCGTCCAAAATGTCAAAGGTGTAGCGCCCGGCGTAGTCGTTAGGAGATCCGGATGTGACGGTGAGGATGATTTCCAGCGTTTCTACCGAAGTAGGTACGCGGGTACTTGGTGCGAAGCTGTCTGTTGCCATGGGTGGCTCCTTAGACTACGGCGAGTTGGACCGTCGCCCCGTTGATCCGGGCGAATACGGCGGTGGTGGTGGTCCAGATGTCTCCATTCACGGGGCTGGTCGGTGCGGTACCGTGAGGCAAGCAAAGCGATGCGCGGGCCGTGGTAGATGCGCCAATGTGGAGTAGGGCAGTAGGCCCCGTCGTCCCGATGCCGACGTTGCCACCGACTTTAATTGTTAGTCTTTCTATGCCTGATGACAGGAAATTTATATCTTGATAACTTCCATCTACACCAGGAAACGAAGAAGCAAGATTCCAATCAGAGCCGTCATTGTAAATACTAAAGAACGAACCATCTGAGGCACCAGTTACATGAACACCAGAGTTAATATCACTTGCACTTTGTTTGACATTAAGTTTAGAGACGGGGCTCACTGTCCCTATACCGACGTTGCCCGCGTCCGTTATCCGCAGCCGCTCAACCCCTGCCGTGGACGCGGCAATGGTATCCAGCGCCGGGAACCACCAGCCGGTGTTCAGGTCGCCTGTGGGTGCGATAGAGGGCGTGGTGACCGCTCCGGCTGCGAAGGATGCGGTCTTGGTCGTGGAAATACCCATAGGCACGCCATCTCGCCCGTCGAACGTCACCACCGCATCGCCAGCCGTGTTACGAAGATTGAGCACGCCGCCTGTCGTCGTCTGAACAAGCTCCGTACGCTCAGAGTTTCCGCTATCACGGAGGCTGACATCGTGTAGTGTGCTTGCGCCGCTTGCACTCAGCGTCGTGAACGCCCCCGCAGCCGGGGTAGTCGCGCCCACGGCACCATTAACTGGCCCAACAAACCCAGCCGCAGTTATAACTCCTGCATAATCTACATAAGCCTTAATTGCTCCAGCGTTCTTCCATTCCCAAAGTCGCCCACTTGTAAATGTAACAGAAGTATCTACAAAATGTGCAACTCCACCATCAGCAATAGCTGAAACAAGTCCAAGTGCTCCTGTTGCCATTTAATTCTCCTTACTCTACACCAACTAATCTATTGTTAGAAAGAACTCCAGCAGTTCCACTAATACCAAATCCCTGTAAAACACCACCTACTTCCACAAAGAATAGCCCTGTTGAAGAAGTACTCCATCCTTGAACTCTACTTTCAAATTCAACAGGATAAACTAAATTCCCTCCCCCTCCTCCTCCCTCTCCTCCTCCCTCTCCTGCAATACCTGTTATCACAGTTGGATGCGTAATAGAAGTAATACTCATTTTCTCTACCTCTACCTAACTTCCTCAACGCCCTTAATAACAAAAACCCTCTCCGCAGCTTCCGCAGAAGCACTAACTAATCTCAAGGCATCCCATCCAACATAGTCAATAGCAACAGCCGACCCAGCAGGTACTTCTACTTGAGTACCTCCAGAGTAAAGCGTTTGAAAGCTCCCTCCATCATCCCCACTAACCTTCACCGTAACTGTACTTGTCAAACTAGCAGGAGCAAAAATCGTAATTCCCTTCATCCACCTAGTCTTTTTACTATCCAACACATCACTCTCTGTTCCACTAATCAAAATCCTAAGCGACCCTAGACTAACTGGATTACTTATCATTTTTCTTTTCCTGTATTCTAAATTCAAGGATAGAGGACCCCGACGTACCTCCCCATGTTCAATCTAACACCTAGAGGGTGGTCGGCGCAAGACTCTCCTTCCCATCTCCCTAGGGTCATTCTCCCTCACCCTCTTCGGTCGGCTCTCCCTCCCCTTTCCTCCTCCCTCCTCCGAAATTTTTTTTTCTATTTTAATATACCTATTTCAAATTTTGGTGCGAAAATTAGAGAAACTGTTCGGCCCGCAGCTTATCCGCAATTTTGGGGGTGCCGGGTAGCTTAGACGCAGTTAGTTATATGAATATGTCTATGTGTATATATAGCAGCATAGACGCATAGCAGCTTATACGCATTGCGCAGGATATACGCTAGCGGATACGCTGCGAGTTAGAGGTAAATAAAAAAAAATCCCCCCCGGTCCATGTCCGATGTCCTGGACAGGACCGAGAGGGAAATTCCCGCTGTTACTCTACCGTACGCACGCGGGTTAGACGCCATCCGAAAGGAAGCGTATAGACTGTGCGTACGTGAATACAGGCTTCAACATTGTATGCGGTGTGCATAGCTGCAACCTCAAGTTGAGCCGCCTCCAGGGTTGAGAACGATCCGACCTCGGAATCATTGTACCAATTGGGTACGTGAACGTAGTAATACCGCATCTTACGCGCTCCTTTCTTCTAGGGTGATTGGAGCCCCGGGATATGATCCCTGACAAGGCGCGACATCCGCCAAGGCTCCGAACCTACTTACTTACCGCAGCTTATGCGATAACATCCGCATAGATTGCCGCGATATCCGTACCGGACAGCTTCTCACCACGAGCCAGACGGGCCTTCACTTCCGCTCCGGCCAGCTCCGCCCGATCCACGTAGCGCGGGGCGCTTGCCGTCGGGAGGATCGTCAGGGAATCCCCAACGGTCATTGGAGTCAGATCCGTTGCGATAGAAGCCAAAGCCGAATTGACGGCGTTGACTAGAAATGCTTCTCCGTCCCCACCGGCCTTGGTGATCTGTTCTTGAATGAAGACAACTCCGGCATTGTTCTGAACGGACGGGACATTTACGGGAATGTCCTTTCCATAGGTGTCGGTGTTCGGGTCTCCATCCTTCCACCCATCGGGCTTCTTCCCAAGGGTCCGCAGTTGCGTCTGGATGCTGACGCCTTCGGGGAGGGCCTTCGGGAGCTTCCATCGCATTACTTCAGCCTTCGTGCGAGCCATGGTACATTCTCCAGCTAGAGATTGGTCGGCGCTTGTCTAGAACGGGGGGCCGACCGATGCCCCGAGACTAATTACCGCCGGATGTCGAGTGCAGCTTAGGCGCGCTTTCGCCTCTGTCAGCTTCCGGCTCGATCCTCTAGTGCGACATCTCGCGGGGTGTCCTTTCGCGGTTGCTCCCTAGACTAGGGTCCCGCTCGCGAGGGCGATCCTAGAGAATCTCAATCATCTTTCCTACATGAAAGGTCGCTCTTTTTAGGTTCGGCGTCAATCCTTTTGAGCCCCAAAAAGCCCGAAGCGCACCCGAAACTTTGATGAATGTTTTCTTCGGTCTCTCTTCGGTTCCTCCGGCCTCTCCGGCCCCTAGCCTCCTCCCTATATATATATATAAAGGTTCTAGCCCGACCTTCGTGTAATGGAATGGAATGATGTGGAATGGGCACATGTGGAATGGGCATCGAAGGTGAGGGAAAGTGTGCCGAAGGGCACCCGAAGGGCCAACCCCTTCAACCTTCTCCCAACTACCAACTGGGGTCAATTATCCCAATTGGAGGTGAGGGAACCCACACACCCGTTCTCGCACAAGGGCTTTCGGATGGGTGACTAGTCTTCCAACCAACTCTCATCCCAATTGGGATAATTGGAGGGTAGGGCATACCCCCCTTCGAGGAGGCATAGGGGCAAAGGCATATCCGTATATATAGATATTCATATGTTTAAAAAAAAAAAATAAAAAAAAAGAACTACTACTACCCCCCTAGGGGGTGCCCATGGGGGTCCAATTATCCCAACTGGCCCAACTGGAAGTTGGGAGACTAGTCAAGGACCTCGAAAGCCCTACTCGCACAAGGGTTGTGGGGTTTCCATCGGGTCCCAATTGGGAGTCTGGGTACCAATTGGGATAATTGGAAGAAGGTTGAAGGGACAGGAGTAAACCCGAAGAGAAGCCGAAGGGAGAGGCCCTAGGATGCCCTAGGAGGGACCGGGCGAGCCGACCCGAACGAGGGGGCTCTGATTTTCCCAAGGCTCCCCTAGACCCCGTAGAAGGTCGGAATAGGCACGTTAGGCTATAGGAATACCATCCCAAGGGTGTTAGATTACTCTACGGGCCGAGCGCCCTCCGAGGCACAATTCCTAGTTTTTAAAAGGGGAGAAAAAAATGACAAAAGAAATGCAGGCTGAAATGCGAAGGACAATCCTCGAAGCATTAGCAAAGGAAGTTATGCCTGAGCTAGATGTGTCGAGGATTGTTTTTAGGATAAACACAAAGCTCTCGGTTCCCTTTGTGTATAAGGTCTGCGTAGAGGATGAGAAGGATATTTGTATAACGATCCATGAGACTATGTTTTCTGGATTGATACATG